CTAATTTTTGAAAAGCTTTTATTACATCGGGTCCCATAGCCTCAACTAAATTTCTAAAAACAGGCAATAAAGCCTCTGCAGTTGGAATTAATTGCCTACCGATTTCCTCTTTTAACTCTCTTAATTCAGCTCCAACCATTCTTGATTGGTTAGCAAAACCCTCCAAAGTTCTGTCAAGGTCTCCTATCTGAACTCCTGCTTTTTCAGTTATTAAAGCTATAGTTGCATAACCTTTTTCTTGCCTTGTTAACTGTGCCGCGTTTTTCTTACCTGTCATCATTAATGCCTGTGTTTGGACTTCCAGTTCACTTATTTTTATTCCATAAGTTGCAAGAGATTCACGCTCTCCGACCAATGCGCGCTGAAAACTTTGTAAAACGGGAGCGGCTCCTTCAGAGACGTTCATAAAGCTGGCAATATCCGCCGCGACGGTGGTCATTTTAATAGCTAAATCTGCTGATTCCTCAGCTGTGAAACCTATACCCTGAGCAACAGATCCTAAAATAGCATTGAGCTGTTGTGCCTCTGAAACTGTCAAACCAGCTTTGTTTGCAAAATCTTCTAAAAACTTAGTTGCTCTTTCTGCAGCTGTTCCAAATGTTGTATTAAAAGCAGAAGCAGCTTCATCCGCAGTTACAGCCACATCTAAAGCGGCTTTAGAGAAATCAAATAATGATTTTGCTGCAAAGATAGCTCCACCAGCTATTGCAGTTTTCTGTAATCCTGACATACCTTTGGAAAATTTTTCATTCCCTTTTGAAGATTTAGTGACTGATTTATCAAGATCTTTAGTCGAATTTGAAACTTTATCTAAACCCTTAGTAGTTTTATTAACTCCTGTAAGCTTTAGAATCATTTCTAAAGTTGCACTTGCCATTTATCTCCTAAGTTTAGATTGAGCTTTTGCTTCTGTATTTGCTTTATGCTCTTTTTTGTTTATATCAATATAGTATAACTTCCATGATTCAAATTCCATAACTGACATTGATTTCCTTAAGTTGTCAACTGTCATTTTTAAATCTTTAGCTAATCTAAACTCGAAAGCAAGTTCTCCGTTATTCTGAAAACTCATCGGCTACTTTAGCCTGATCCTCCTTAGTCCAATTCATACAGCGGTAAATGCCTAATAGAATTTTGTCAATTATTTGTGGCGTTGCTTTATTGTAAAAAGTTTCAACATCATCTAGTGAATCCAATTCAGGATCTACAATCCCTTTTAAAAGTAAATGTTTTTCAAATAAAACATCATCTCTTATTCCATCTTCATTTTCTGATAATTCGTTAATTTCAACAGTATCTGCTTTAGTTAACCCTGCAACCATAACAGTTACTTCCCATTGCTCTAATTCAATTTCCTTAGTAGGAAGATTGGGCGCATTAGATATATCGTCTAATTTTAACCGCTTCATCTAGATCTCCTTATTTTTTTGTAAGTTAATCTATAGTTTAGACAGTTGCCTCTGTTACGTTTCCAGTTATTTGAAAAGATGCGGAAAATCCTACAGCTCCTCCAATATCTGGTGAACGATCGTAAGAGGTTAATATTGCTGTTCCGCTGGCTTTAGGGCTTCCGCCTCCAGTTCCTATAGGGTAAAATTCAAAATCTCTTACGATTCCAATTATTCCCTTTAGATAACCATCAACAGTTGCATCAAAGCTCCCTGTAATAGAAATAGATCCATCAGTTAATCCAGAAACAAAAGCCTTTGAAGTTCCTGAAAATGCTGAAACTTCTGCAACATCGGCTGTTCTTGAAACTGAAACATCTGTTAAAACATTAGAAATGTCTCTAATAGTTGCTCCAGAATCATCAACTTTAAAAGCTGCATTCTTTCCATGTGTAAATGTCGGCATTTATTCTCCTTTATTAATTATCCCTGTGCAAAACTGATAGCAACTGTAAAACTCGGAGTTGATCCCCCGATAGTTAATACAGCTCTAGCGTATCTCGCTGGGGCGCTCGCGCTTGTCTTTAGTTCAGATCCTACTGCTGTGTTCTGAGTAAAAGTTATATAATCAGAAAAGCTAGAGTTATCTGCGCTTGTTTGGATTTTAGCAGTTAATGTTGGGGAAGTTCCGCTAGCTGCTGTTACATGTAGCGTTGCTGCTCCTCCATTAGTTCCTGCTGCTCCAAAATCTACTGATGTTTGTGTTGCTGTTGAAGTTAAAGTTGTAACATCTAACATACTTTTCCCATTATAAGCATCTCCATCGAATTGAAATGCTACAGCTGCTGCAACTACTCCGCCAATATCTGCTGATCTATCATAAGAAGTTTCTATAACTGATCCAAAAGTTGAAGGGTTTCCCCTAGTATATCCTATTGGCGCTACTGAGAAAGCTGCTCCTGATCCGCCTAACTGTGCCAAATACTCAGCATCAGAATCAGGGCTTGAAGTTTCAAAATAACCAGAAGCAGTTATTTGTCCATCACGTAAACCCGAAATAAAACTCTTACTGCTTGAGGAAAATGTTGAAGTTTCTGAAACGTCCGAAGTTAAAGAAAATGAAACGTCTGTTAGTGTTGTACTTAAATTTGTGTTATCTAATAAAACAACAGCGTCTTTTCCATGTGTAAATGTTGGCATCTATTCCTCTTCTCCTGTAATCATTTTATCAGTAATTTTAATAGCAGCGCTATTTTTAATTAAAGATTTTGCAACTTTATCTGGTAAATCAAGTGTTTGTCCTGCTTCTACTCTTTTTTCGTCTTTACCATCTGGGTAGTTACTACCTATTAAAATTTTTACTTTCAAGCTATTACCTCTACATTAAATGTTACACCAAGAAAGCTAGTTCCCTGCGTAACTTCATATTCTCCATAATCCGTCGCTGATATAACTCTAACAGACATTGCTGCGCCTCCCAAAGTTGGGTCTCCCTCTATTGCTGCTTTTATACTTGTGCTACCTGTAGAAGCTAAATAGGCATCGACTCCCTCTTGTGCTGTTTGTGCATCTATTCGGGCAATGTAAAGAACTACTGGAATATTATATGTGTCTGCACCTCTAGCCATTGTTGCATCGTAATTCAAAGAATTTAACGGAGCTACTAAAGCAATAGGAGGATCTATAAAATCAGGGACGTAATCATAAGCTGTTAACCCTGATATTGTTACTAATCTAGTTTTTAAACCATCTCTTATTGCTGAGAATGTTGCCATTATTTAACGCTCCTTGCTATATCGTTTGCAATTAATTTTAACATACGTTCGCCCTTGTCCTTAATTTCTTTCTGTTTTTCAAACACAACACCACCTAGAAAGGGTTTCATTTTTAAACCTCTTCTGCTAATTGCTCTAGCTACTAGGAAAGCATTCAATTTAGGCTGTCCTCTTCTTGCCCAAGCGTATAAACTAGATCCCTCTTTATAAGGTGGGAAAAAAGGTTTTGTTTTCTTTATAGGGGAGAAGCTACGATAAATCGGCTTACCATGTATGAAAGGGGCGTAGGAGCTACTTGAAGCCAATTTAAAGCCCTCAGACATCCTTAGCCTGTTGGTGTTCCCTAACTTAGTTACAAAGATAGATTTTCTTAATTTACCTGTGTTTTTGTTTCCTCTTCCTCTTTGTGATCTAGGAGATGGACTCTTCGACAAGGCATTTTGGGAATCTTGTTTCAAATCTGTTGCAAGATCATTAAAGAAATCTACAGATCTTTTATTCCAAATTGTTTGTCCGTTTATAGACTTACTTAAATCTAATGCTCCATTTAGAGTGAGTTTCATAATCCATATTGTCTATTTACATTAATAGCGGTTAAACCAACGTAAGGTCTTCCACTAGCTAAAGTTACTGTAGTTTTTTTAAATGATTTACATAAGTTTTTAACATCTGGATCTAATTCACTTAAAAATATTACAGTAGCATTTCCAGTCTCAGGATTACCACTAAAGCCCATTGGACTATTTTTTCTCTGCCAAAATCTTGCAGACTGGATTAAAGCAGCTTGATAAATTGTGTCTGGTATAGCTGAAAATCCAAATTTAGCCGTTACAGATAATCCCTGTCTGTGTTGTGTTGGTAATAACTTTCCTGCTTTTTCTATAGCCATGATAATTTTAGTAAATGGTTTAGCTGGATCTGTTTTATCAGAGTTATAGGGGCTTAAATAATAATCGGTGTTTAAAGTGAGTGTTTCATTTACAGTTCCATCTGCTTCAAGTGTTTTTACTATTAACCCTGTTACAGTTGCAATATCGTCAACCTCAACATAATCCATGAACTCACAATCATAGACTCTAGTGACTACGCTTGAATCTATATCAAATTGTCTTCCACAGTAATCTGCAATTGAACTTGAAGCAGCTTTAATAGCTGTTGTTAAGTTTGTATCCTGTGCGCTGCCTGTAACTCCTAACCAAGTTTTTAATTCAGATAAAGCAACATAACTTTGACTCATAATTCCTCGTCTAAATCATCCAAAATGATATCGTCAAAAATATACATTAGTTATTTATTTTCTTCTGGTTTAACTGCTTTTGTTTTTGGCTTTGCTGCTTTCTTAGCTGCAATTTTAACATCAGGAACAAGGTCTCCCATTCCAGCAAATAATGTTCCACTAATAAAGGGACACTCTGCGCCTTTTGCGAATTCTCCTGAATCTTTATTAAGCCAAATCATATCAGCTTCTTTTTCTATAAATTCCATATTCTCCTTTATGTCCCAAGCAGAGGCAATAACATTTGTAGTCATTACAAAATTATGCCCCTGCTCAGTCATTAAATTAACCTAACCTATTA